AAGGGGGCACCGATTAACAATACGATCGCAATAAGACTACGAAACTCAATCACACCAAATAACACCATCAATAACGGGACGGTTATCGGCAATGTCGCGATAACCCATGCAACATAAGTCAATAATTTATCGTTTTTCATTATTTGGGACTCCCATGGCTGATAATTTAACGCTGGCACTGACAGTTAAAGCAGATTTGGATCGTGCTGTTAAAAATTTTAAATTACTACAGGCGGAAATGCAACGTACTGCCACTGCCGGCAATACTGTTGGGCGTGATGGGCGTAGCGGTGCACAAGGGTTAAATGAGCTTGGCAAAAGCGCTGACCAAGCGACAAACAAACTGGGTAAAACCCGTGCAGGCGTTGAATCTATCAGTAAACAACTAGCTTTACTTAAAAAGCAAGTTGTGGGACTTGCCGCGCTATCAAAAATTTCGCTCGGTCTTGCCGGTATTGCCAACACCGCCGACGAATATAAAAACTATCAAGCCCGCATTAATCTTGTGTCGCGTTCCAACCGCGAAGCAAAAGGCACTTTTAAAGAGTTAATGCAAATTGCCGATGACACAGGGCAATTATTTAATGCTTCTGCCGAGCTTTACACCCGCACTTATCGTGCATTGGGTGATAAAGCAAATAGCGCCGAATTACTCCAATTTACAAAAACCATCCAACAAGCGACGGTGGTTTCTGGCGCAAATGCGACAGAAGCTGGTGCCGCGATTATTCAGTTGTCGCAAGGTTTGGCGTCCGGCACTTTACGTGGTGAGGAATTTAATTCCGTCGCTGAGCAAATGCCGATTATCCTTGAAATCTTACAAAAGAGCCTTGGTAAAACGCGTGGCGAATTGCGCAAGATGGCAGAAGCAGGAGAACTTACTCCGCAACTGATTATCGGTGCAATGAAAGAGGCACGAGATGAAGTACAGCGTCAATATGACGCCATGCCACACACTATCGGACGCGCAATCAATGAATTAAGTAACGCCTGGCTACAATTTATCGGACAAACCGACAAAGCTGTTCCGGTGATATCCCTTGTCGCCGGTGCGATTAGCGCATTAGCAAAAAATCTCGATGAACTCGGCACTGTGATGTTGATTGTTGCCGGTGCAGCTGCAGGTCGTTATCTCAGCAATATGACAAAGCTTGCCATTGAAACCGTTAAGAGCAATACGGCGACTGCGGTGAGTACCCGTAGTTTAATTGCTAGAGCGCAAATTGAAGCTAATGCCGCAAAAGCCGCTTATGCCATGGCGGTGGCGACTGAGCGAGAAGCCATTGCCACAGAACGCCTTGTCCTTGCCAATCGTAACCTTGCGACGGCAAAAGCAAGTGCTACCGCCTCTGGAATTGGGCAAAGTTTGCTGACATTAGCAGGTGGCAAGCTTGGTCTGGCAATTACTGCCATTACCGGGCTTTATCTTGCATACGAATACTTAAAAAACAAAGAAGAAGAACTAGAGGCACAGTATCAACAAACGTCCAACGCCATCCAATCAAATATTGATAAAACGCAAGGATTGATTGAGGCTCGCACTAAATTAGGTGAGCTTGGCGGGTTTACAGACCGTGTTATGCAGGTTGATGCCAATAAAAAGATCATTGAAGATGCGAAAAAAGACCTTGATGAACTTATTGCCCGTCGCGACGAATTATTGCATCAAAACATGATGAGCGACCTCGGTGGATTTATTAACACCGATGAAATCAACAAAATCAACGAGCAAATCAGCAATCTTGAGAAACATTTAAAAGAGCTCGGTGACAGCAATGTGGATTTGGCGAACATTGTTAAAGAGCAATACAAAGCGGCATTCGATGAAGCCATTGCCGCCGGTGGCGAGCTTGCCGAAAAATTGAAAGCCTTGGGCGGTCCAGACGTGCAGGAAGCGCAGGATTTATTGCGTGATGTCATCAAGAAAAACGAAGGTGTATTGCAGGAAATGCAGGGCGAGCTCACTAAGCTCGAAAGCAAGTTAAACGGCGAGTTGGTTGACGCCACATTAACTGCTGCCCAAAAACTCGAACAGTTTAGAGATCGCGCTATTGAAGCGGCTAGACGCGCGGGAGACTCAGGAAAACTGTTACAACCTTTAATCGACGGCTTAAATCGTGTCATTGATCTGCAAAATAAAGTGGATAATGCAAAAGCCTCAAAAGATAACCCTACCCGACTTAAACAACTCCAAGCGGAAGCCGAAAAATCCAAACTTGATGCGCGCGGCAAGCGTGATTATGACATTAATCATCATCAGTGGGATAACGACGAACAGCGCAATCAGGCACTGGCTTACTCAGCCCAAATTGCCGCAGGTGAAAGCTATCGTAAAGCCCAATCTAAAACAAAAAAAACGAAGACCAAGGAATACGATGCCGCCGAGAAAAACCAAGCCCTCAACATCCAGTATTTGCGCCTGACGGGGCAGGAAGTGAAAGCCAACCTCACGGACATTGAGGGGCGTTATAACAAGCTCATCGCCGAGTTTACCAAGCACAGCAATGTGGACGGCATCAACTTGATTAAAAAAATCCTGCCGCTAGAGCAAGCAAAAGCCCAAGTGGATGGAGTACAAAATGAAATCAACCGCTTGTATCAAAACCAAAGCACCCAAGAGCAACGTATCCAAGCTCAGGTGCAAGTGGGCTTAATTAGCCATTTTGAGGGGCAACAGCAATTAAAAGCTTTATACGCCGAAACTGTCGCAGAACTGGAAAAACAAATCCCCGTCCTTGAAAAACTGGCACAAATGCCAGGGGCACAAGGCGAGGCGGCGAGAAACTCACTCGAAAACATGAAGCTCAAAATTGCCGAACTTAAAACGGCAGGAAATGAGCTAGAAAAGGCGTTTAAAGAGGGGTTAACACAGGGCATCCAGTCATCTTTGATGGGGCTTGCGAATGGCACGATGACGTTAAAAGACGCAGTTAAAAACTTAGCAATAACGATTTTAAATGCCATGACGCAAATCGCCGCGCAACAGTTAGCAATGCAAGCTAGTAGTGCAATTGGCGGTTGGTTGGGCTTTGCCGGCTCTGCAGCAAATGCAGCTGGGGGGACAGTGGCAGCAGCAACGGGCGGACATATTCGCGGTCCCGGCACAAGCCCGTCAGACTCTATCCCGGCACGATTGTCTGACGGTGAGTTTGTTGTTAGAGCGGCGATGGTATCGCACTACGGCGTTGACTTTTTGCACGCGATCAACCGGGGGCAACTCGGCAAATATGCTTCTGGCGGCTTAGTATCAAGCCCCGATATGCCGAGCTACCGCGAACCGAGTTTAAGCGATTCTTTGCGCGATGGTCGTGCGGGCTCGCAAGTTATAGCATCACCGGTCAATATACAACAAACGCTTGCGGTCGATAGTGCTGAGTTATTTACCGCGGGGCTCAAGACTAACGAGGGCATCAAAGCAGTCATCACTATGCTGCGCGCCAACAAACAAACCGTAAAAGATGCTTTAAATTAAGGAGTTACGATATGTCATACAAAACCGGCACCGCAAAAAATGAACGCGACTTGCTTGACATACTCAATAAGTTTTTAACCACCGACCCGACGCTTGTCGCTAACGGGCAGGCGTGGACGGTGCTACTTGACAAAACCGTAGCAAAAACTGCAACAGAAGAAGCTAAACGCAAAATTGTGTGGAAATCTACCGGAACCGGAGTTGAGCAAGATATTTATGTGATGTGTGAATCCGTCAATAGCATCTCGCAAGACATTTACAACCTTAACTTTTTCGGCGGTACATTTTTTAATGAGACATTAGTTGCCGGCGATGATGTTCAGGCAGGGATTATCAATATCTCGCCGGGTGTCGTATTGTTTGCTGACGCACGCCCGATTGACTATTACATGGTCGCCGATGGCCGTTGCTTTAAGGTGGTGACGCGTATCTCTAATGTGTGCTCAAGCGCCTATTGTGGCTTTATCCTGCCGACCGTACCGCCGACAGAATATCCCTATCCGCTTTGCATTGCCGGAACGGCGCCGACAAAGACACCGATTAACCTTAATCATAGCCCGATTTTGTTGCGTTACTCCAATACCGAGTCTTACAACTCCTCTATTGTAGATCCACTTAGCGGCAACTGCTGGCTATTTACACCCGACCAAAGCTGGCGTGATTTTAGCGGCTCAGATTACAGCATATATAGCAATGATTCAAAAGCTCAAGTGCTTTATCCTATGGCAATTTCACAAAAGCACTCATCCCGCGCGTGGAATGTACTTAAAGCGGTGACTGCGTCACCTGGCGGACATTACCCGTTTTATCCCGTAGAGTTTATGGGGCTGGCTGATGGCAGTCAGGGCATTAACCGTTGGGGCGCGTATGATGGTATTTATTGGATTCCTGGGGTGCAACGTGCAGTGGGTGATGAGGTGACATTGCCTAATGGCAACAAGGGCGTAGTGTGTAACGGCGCGTTTCGCACCACGACAACCGATTATTTTGTGTTAGAGCTTGGAGCGTAATATGGCATATCAAACAGGCACCGCGACTAATGTTGCAGATTTACTGAGTAAGCTCGCCGAGTTTGCGGTTAAGCTTAACTGGACTATCCAAAAAAATAGCACAAATGTGCTTTATTTAAGCAACGCAGAAGGCTATTGGGCGCTTGAGTTTAAAGACAATATGTTGTTTGTAATTGCCAGCACCGGAGTTAACAAAAATCGCGACTGCTTCAACCAGCCTGGGGCGTCATGCAATAACTCTTACCTTAAAACAAAAACCCGCACGTCCCATTTACAACACGGTAAATTTGTCAGTTATGACTTTTTCGGCACGGCGCAATATTTGCATGTGTGTGTGCAGTATCAAGCGGAGCGATTTCGGCATTTCGGGTTAGGCACGCTCAACAAAGAGGGTAAATATACCGGCGGACAATACGTTTTTGGGACAACAGTTGATAATAGTAATTATTACCGTCCTCGCTTAATTGACAACCACACTTTCGGCATGTCTTCCGGGGATAATTCTTACGGGCCGGCTGTTCGTGCTGATAAGATTGGCGGGGATACCCGGGCGCCTTGGTATTTTTGTGCAGATTCACGCTATGAGTACTCGCTCTCTTCGGCGGAAACTGGTTGTTACATGCTCACTAATGGTCGTGCTGATGATTACGAGCATAATCCGGACCGGATGTTATTAACCCATAGTCAAAGCAAATTCGGACAGCTCGCAATGCCGGTGCCTAATGCGGTGATCGCACAATGTAAAGATAACTTATTTCGCCGTCTCGGTACCGTCCCGGATCGCTATGAGTGCAAAATTGTCGGCATCGTGCCGCGTCAAAAATTACAAATTAACGGTGAGACTTGGATGTTTGTGCCAAGTACGCAATATCAACCCGCCTCCACATCGATTGCGGCGGAAGGAAGCGAAAACTCCGGCGAATACGGTGTGGCATACCGCATTATTGAGTAATCCGTATGGCAAAGATTAACGGCTATAAGATTTCTTGCGGCGCAACCGCACAAATTAAAGATACCGGTTATCTTGATGGTTTGGTGACGTATCGTGGCGCAAATTCCAGACTTGTTGCACAAAATGCAATAACCAACGGGCAGATTCACGCGCGCAATATCAAAAATCAGACGTTGGGTGCGCAGGCGTATGTTATCCCTAACTATTACTCTGATCTTTAC